GAAATTGTTGAATTCCCTCTTTGGCAATGAAGCCAAGAAGCAGATTTGGAAATTAAATCTCCAAGGATCTGCATCAGTCCTCGGAAGACCGAGGCCTCCAAAAGTTGGAGGAAACCACAGAGGAAGTTTTAACAACAACCTACGAATACGTGGTACCGTAATTTTACGAGTGATAGTAGTCCAGTAGATATCTCTGGCTATATCCGCAATAAATTTGCGACGAGATCTCTCGCTCCGCTCAAGAGGCTTCCGAGGATTGGGTTCCTCGTACCAGTCTAGCTGGACCATTAGAGCGGATCCCTTACCTATAAGGGAGTCTCTATTATCCGAGTGGTGTCTAGACACCCACGATAATAGGCGAGCTTTAACTATATCCAGGTATTCATACTCTGGGTAAAGCTTCGTATGTCTTACATACACATGGTTTTCTGCTAAGATACCATGATGGGCACTTTCTGTGTCCTTCCCTGGAGACAGGGAACCATTCGAGAGTGCATATACTTCTCGAGTGTATAGGCCTAGGTCTGGATGAAAGGAAACTCTCATCATATCGTCGCCGATAATGGCATCTCTAGAGACGTCCATTATTGGTCCCGATATCGAGACAGGAGTCTCGGGTATTTCTTCAATACCAGCACAATGGAGTACTCCATTTGTGCTTATCTCTATAACACATAAGTTATAGAGCGTTAATGTCATAAATGACATAGGCGACCCCATGAAGCTACCACACTTCTGAGGAAACGACCTGTTACCGTATACTACGGTGAATTCTGGGGAAAATAAATTCCTCAGACTATGTAGAGGATGGTCCCAATGGGGAACCATAAAACCATCCCACATCGCAGTGATTATCTGCGTCGGAATTCTATCCGTTGACCTACTAAGGTCAGTATTAATTATACTGAACGGTATACGTTCGTCATCCTGAGAATTTAGGACCTTTAACAAGTCCCAAAGAACATAGGATGATCGCAGTCCAAGCCCGACCCGAGGGTCTTTGGCTAAATGGTCTGCGACAACATGTCTTGCACAAGTTTGCAAAACTGTCAACCAAGCAGGTTGCTTGGTCAAGGCTCTTGCCTTGAATCCGGGCTCGGCTAAACACATCAACTCAACATTGATGGGTTTATCCTGAACCCAAACTCGTGTGCCCGGACCTCCAATAAAAAGAGGTCGTGGAAAACAAACTTCTTCCACGTGCGATTCAATACGAATCGCTTGCTTAGTTTTAAGCGATATCTTGTCGAGCGCGAACTCATCTTCGCTATAAATAGCTTCGTAGAGTTCGATTGCTTCAACAAGATTCAGCCGACGGACTTCCTTTCTACTAATTTCCCAGTAGTCAGAGAGTTCATCGATAGCTGAAGGTTCGAGACCTAAATCCCGAACTTTGGTACATTCGCCAACACATGAATCACTACCTAAGCAGATTATATTCATGTGACCCGTATACGGGTAGCAACGGAGACGATGATACCTGCATTTTTCATATGCAGGACGCTCCCAGCTATCTTCAAAGAAGATTTGGTCTTCTATCCCTTCAATCGGGACATAATGACCATATTCCAGACTTTTATGGAAGGCCCATAGGAGGACCAGATCCCCTAAGAGCTCATTCAATACTGAATAAGGTGACATTTTCA